CAAGGTTATGGTTTAATGAACTCTGATGCTGCTAAAGCTGCAGCAATGTCTATTATGAGTAATGCATTTAAAGAAAATGTAATGCCTGGAACAAGTGATATGAACTATCCAGATAGAAATATGAATTTCCGTGATACAGGTATGTTAGTTGCAGACGCTTCTAAAAATAACAATCTACAAACACTAGAAAATATTATTAACAAAGATATGTATGAAAAAAATCTACAACCAGCAATAGACAATCAAAATAAAAAAAATCAAATAATTAATAATCCAGATTTACTTAAAGATTTAGGAATTATTACATAGGTTAAACTATGGCTAAAAAAGCTCCTTCAGGATATTTCTATAATGCTCAAGGTCTTCTAGTAAAAAAATTAGACGCAGCAACTATAAAAGCAATTAAAGCAAGATTTCCAAACAAAACATTTGACTTTAATACATTTAAATATGGTGTTCCTCAATCTGATCCTATAATTGATCAATTAAGAAATATGAATCCTGAAAGAATGGATGTTGTTAGAAAAAGAAGATCTAAAGAAGATTACAAAGCTAAGAGAAGATTAGAAGAAGCAAATAAAAAAGCTAAAGGAACTAATTACTATGAAAAAAACAAAGAAAAAATTTTACAAAAAGCAAAAGATAAATATAGAAGTAGTGAAACTGTAGGAGATACAGGTAAAACTTTAAAACAACAAATTAAAGAAAGAAACATTGAAGCTTTAATAAAAAAACAAAATACACAAGGTGTTTTTCCAACAGGTTATACAACTGGTAAAAATAGAGTTGGTTTTTATAAACCAGAGTTAGCGTTATGGAGAGACTTGTATAGATCTTCACAATCACCGGGACAAAGTAGATGGACTTTGCCTAAAAGGTTTATGGATAATTTACCTACTAATGAATTAGGTAAAAAAGCTTGGGGTTTAAATAATTATTATAAAAATATAAAATTTATAGATAATAAGACAGGTGAGATAATTAAATTAGATGGCACTATTAAAGGTCCTGGTAAAACTTTACAAACTTATCTTAATACAACTATTGCTAAAGAAACAAAAAATAAAAACGTTTTTAAAAAAGCCATTGATAGCTATGATCTTAAAAATAAAATTAAAGATATAGAAATAAAATATAAAGGTGACAAACAAAGAATAGGAAATGTTTTATCCAATGTAGCATCGGATAAAACAGGATCTAATATTTTAAGTGTGTTTGAAGTTCATCATCCTAAAGGAATTAAAAATAATTGGTGGGAATCAGAAGTAGCATTTAGAGATGCTAACAGAGAATTAAATTTTATAGATAAAAAATTACAACGAGATTATAAAAATGCACCTAATGCATTAGCTAAAGAAAAACTTTTAAAAGAAACTGCAAAAGAAGTTGATAAACTTCCTGGTGGAATTACTTATTTTTTTGAAGATCAAAGAATAGGTAGTCAATCACCAACTACAGAGTCTATTTTAAAAGGTGCTGCAGGAACTTATAAAAATGCTTCTTTAACTAAATCTATAAATAATTTAATTGCTAGCACTGAAGAACTTCCAAAAGCTACTCAATTAAAAATTTGTAAATTTTTTTCTAATGGTGGATTACCCGGAGATTGTAAACAAGCTATTAAAAAAAATCCAGAAAAAGCAGCAAAAATTTTATCGGAAGCACCAGTAACAAGTGTAGCTATGAACAATGTAAAAAAAGACTCACAAAAACTTATTCGTTTATTTCGAGGCGAAGAGCCTGCTAGAAAAACTGAATTATACAAAGCTACTAAAGGCAGTCCTAGTATGTATGAGGAATCTTTAAAAGGTAGATTCTTTTTTGATAATCCTGCAGATGCAAGATACTATGCACAACGTCAAGGAAGTTTAACTGGTAATGTTAAATCAGTAGATGTTCCAGAAAATATGGTTAACATCGGAAGAAAAATGGCAGATAGAAGAAGAGGACCTAATTATTCAAGTGAAGTAATTCTTCCTAAAAAATTTGTTGGTCAAGAAAAAATTAATATACCACAAACAGCTATGGCAAGAGCAGAAGCAATAGTTGATAGAATAAAAAATCAAACACCTCCTATTGTACCTAATACACGATACGATCCCAATGCAGGTGGATTTGTTAATACACAAACTAATACAATAAATAATAATTTTAATGCTAAAGCTTATGCAGAAAATAATCCAATAGAAGTAAAAGCTGGAACAGAAGATGCATTAAAACCTATCAAAGGTAATTTATTAAAAACAGTGGGAAGAAGTTTAGCAAAAGTAGGAGCTCCTTTACCTACAGCTTTAATAGATAGTTATTTTATTGGTAAACAAATACAAGATGATAGACCTGCAGCAGAAATTGCTACAGATCCATTAAACTGGTTAGGACTTGCTACGATGTCTACTTTATCTAAAGTTGGAGGTTTAACAAAAAGTGGAGTGTCGGCTCCTGGAACATTAAATGCTGTTTTAAGATTAGGAATGTCTCCGGCAGGGATTATGGCTATATCTAGATTAGGATATGTTGGATTAGCAGCTTCTACAGCTTTAACTGCGTATACTCAATATCAAAAATACAAAAACGAAGAAGGACTAATATACAATTTGTTCAATGATAAGGCTGAGGCTGTTTAATTGACAGAGTCAAAAACAACTGATACAACCCGATAAGGTGTTGAATCAACAGAAAATAGAGGATAGAATAGCTTATGGCTACAATAGATAAAAGTTTACCCAATACAAAGACTGAAATAGAAATTCCAGGAGAAGAAGTAATTGTTGGAGCAAAAGAAGAAGAAGTTGTTGAGGAACAAGGCAAAGAAACAGATATTACCATTGAAGAAGATGGTAGTGCTACAGTTAACTTTGATCCAAAAGCAGTAACTCCAGAAGGTGGTGAAGATCACTTTGAAAACTTAGCAGAATTTTTAGACGACAACGTTTTAGATCCATTAGCCTCAGAGTTAATGGACAAATACAAAGATTACAAACAATCAAGACAAGAATGGGTAGAAAGTTATAAAGAAGGTTTAAATCTTTTAGGATTTAAATATGTAACTAGAACAGAACCATTTAGAGGAGCTAGTTCAGTTACTCACCCAGTGTTAGCAGAAGCTGTTACACAATTTCAAGCGCAAGCTTACAAAGAATTATTACCTGCAGAAGGTCCGGTTAGAACTCAGATATTAGGAAATGTAGATGTTCCTAAAGAAGAACAATCTAAACGTGTTAAAGATTTTATGAATTATCAAATTATGGATCAGATGAAAGAATATGAACCAGAGTTTGATCAAATGCTTTTCTATCTACCCCTTAGCGGTTCTACTTTTAAGAAAGTTTATTATGACGATCTATTAGGTAGAGCCGTTTCAAAATTTATACCGGCCGAAGATTTGGTCGTTCCGTACTCTGCTACCTCATTAGAAGATGCGGAAGCTGTCATCCATGTTTTACGTATTTCTCAAAACGATTTACGTAAACAACAAATCAATGGCTTTTATAAAGACATTGATTTGGGAGAACCGCCTATACAACAAGATCAATTAAAACAAAAAGAATTAGAATTAGAAGGCATTCAACAAAACGGTCAAGAAGACATGTACACAGTTTTAGAAATGCATGTTAATGTAGATTTAGAAGGATACGAAGATGTTAATCCTGAAGATGATGAACCTACTGGAATTAGATTACCTTACATTGTAACTATTGATGAAGCGAATGGAAAAGTTTTATCTATTAGAAGAAATTATGAAGCAGGAGATCCATTAAAAAAGAAAAAAGATTATTTTGTTCACTTTAAATTTTTACCAGGTTTAGGTTTTTATGGTTTAGGTTTAATTCATATGATTGGTGGACTAAGTAGAACAGCAACTGTTGCTTTAAGACAATTATTGGATGCTGGAACTTTAGCAAACTTACCAGCTGGTTTTAAAACTAGAGGTGTAAGAATGCGTGATGATGCACAGCCATTACAACCAGGAGAATTTAGAGATGTAGATGTTCCTGGTGGAAATATTAAAGATCAGTTTATGCAATTACCATTTAAAGGTCCTGATCA